GTTCGTCGCTGTGCCGAGCATTGTCATAACGCGCGTAAAATCGAGCAGCGCGTCTTTCTGAATGCCAAGCTGGCCAGCAGCTTCAGCGACGGCGGCGATCTCGGTCGTAGATGCCGGGATCTCCGTGGACATGGCTTTAATTGCGTCCGACATATCTGCCAGTTCTTCGTCTGTCAGGTCTGTCGTCTTGGCGACGCCGGTGATGGCAGACTCGAAATCCATCGACGCCTGCACACACTCGTCAAAGCCTTCCTTTATTTCTTTAAGCGCAGCGGAGATACCAGCCGCAGCAAGAACGCTCGACACCGCGTCCACGGCCTGTGTCGCGCGGCTGCCGAAAGATTCTGCACTATCGGCCGTGTCGCCGAGCTCGCCGCGGGCCTTTGCAAAGGTCGTGCGAAACTCGCGGCCAAGCTGCGCTTCAAGCGCAAATAGCATCTCATATTCTTTCCGCGATGCCAATATCTCCGCCTCACTTTCACTTGCGTTTTTGTTTTCGCTTCTCCATTTCCTCGGCAATCAGCGCATTAGAGGCTTTCACCCATTGCGAAAATTCGCCGAGACGTAGAGATAACCAGAAATCTACCGGAGTGTTGTTCGTCCGGGCCATGGCGAGGCATTGCCTGCGAAGCCATACGCCGCCATCTCCGACGATCACTCCTTGCGCGATAAAAAACCTCTTACGGTGTTCCGCAGACGGTTGAAATCGCGGATGCTGAGCTTGCCAAGCGCGTCAAGACCAAGTTTCTCGGTGCACGCCTTGACGCAAACACGGATAAGGTACTCGCTGTCAAAGTTCGCAACGATCACCGTATGCCCGAGCATTTGCAGCTCCCGCTCAATCGCAAGGGAGTCATTTCCGCTGAGATCTTCAAAGTTGAAGGTCAGCTCCGTGTAGGTTTTTTCATCGTGAACGAGCGGCCTTGCAAGCTGCATCACAAATGCCGCATAGTCGATTGCGGCGTTTTTCTTATCCTGATCTTCCGCAACAGCGAAGATGTCACTGCTTTCCTCTGCGGTCGTTTTCTGAATATTCTTGTTTTCCATGATTCATAGCTCCTTTCAAGAGTGGTGGGGCGACGCATCGCGCGCCGCCCCAAAGATTTACGATTTGCCGAGGGCCTTGCGGGTGTCGGAAAGATAGTCGACACCGTTCACCTCGCAGATGTAGTTGTACGGGTCAAGCTCCATGACCTTCGCGTCATCGATGTACGTCACCCAGCGACGCACGGCGTAGCTGCCAGAGCCGTCCGTGGGAGACGCCGGGGCGATATTGCCGTTCGACAGCGTCTTCGGAACAAGCACGAGGACGTGCTTGACGGACTGCGTCTTGTAAACGCCCGCAATCGGGTCGTACACCTGCTGCGGCGCGCGCAGGTCGATGTTGTGTTCGCGCGGCTCCAGCAGCTTCAGGCTCTCAGCGCTGAAGGTGCGGAATTTGAGCTGCGCGGTCATGGCGTTCATATGGCCGATGATCGGCGCCTCCACGTTGCCGGCAATGCCAGCACCGGAGACGGTCGCAACAATGAAATCAACATCGGGCAGCGTCACGGAAGCCAGACCGAGGAAGTCTTTGGCGTCTTCGTAGCAGGCAAAGTTGATTACGGCCTGATCTACCATTCCCATTGTTCAGTCCTCCTTCGTCACGCCAACGCGCTCTGCACGTAATCGGTGTCGTATTCGAGTACGAAGTCGATCTCCTGTGCAGGGCTGGGCGGCGTCATGTAGATGTGGATTCTCACGATACCGGCCATGAGGTCCGTCATGGGATTCTCGGAGTCGAGGATCTCAACGCGGGCGCCGAGCAGATACTCGCTGCCCACAAGCCCTGCGAGCCAGTTGTTCGCGGAATCCTTGATGTTGTCCAGCAGGCGCCGGTTCATGGGGCTGTCCGTCTTCGACCAGAACGTCTTGATGAGGGAGTTGCCGACCCACTTGAACATTCTGCTGATCGGGATGAAATAGTCCTTGATGTCGGTGTTGCTGGGGTAGCAGGCGGTGTAGTTGCCCCACGCCACGAAGCCATTCATAAACTTGAGCGCCGTGCAAATGCCGTTGGCGTTCAGAATGTTCGCCTGCTCCAGCGTGAGGGTGACGTCTGTGCCGTCTTCCAGGCAAGCGCCGTCGCACTGGAGGTTCTTGTTGGACGGAGATTCATAGGGAACACCATCGTTGCCGCTGTCCACCTTTGCCATAAGTCCTGCAAGCTGCGTAGACAGGTGGAACTGTTTGTTGCCGAGCTTCACCTGCGGCCAAGCTGCGATCTGTGCCGGGTCAATGAGGTTCGTCGCGGACTTCTTTGCAGCTACGGCATCGTAGCTGCGCGCGCCGCTGGCGGAGCAGTCAATATCGCAGATGGACTTTGCGCCGAGAATGCCGTTGATAACTTCGGCTTTCGCAGCCATGACAGCCTGTACGGTGCTGGTATGAGACCAGCCGGGCGCGATGATGAGGTCGGGCGTGATGCTGACGGTTGCCATGCAGAGGTCAATCGCCTCGATGCCCTTGACAATATCATCGTCGCCGATTTCAGCCGTCTTGACCTTGTCGTAGCTGATAAAGAGTTTGGTCGCGTCCTTGGCTGCGCCGTCCTCGATCGTCTCGACGATAAGGTTGCCGTCCGAGTAGTACGCGGCATAGTCCGTGTCTTTGACAAGCGGCGATTCGGACGAAGATGCCGTCTTGACAACGAGACTGGACAGGATCGCGTCGAACGGCAGCTTTGCCTGCTTGCCGGAAAGGGTGACTTCCGTGCCCGCGACGGCCTCCTTGTTGGTGCTCGGATCAAGCACGTTGCAGAAGATGATTGGCTGGCGCTGGAACAGCTTGAAATGCGAGTACATGACTTCGCAGATCGTGTAGGTCTTCCAGTCGTCGGAATAGCCCAGCTTCTTTACCGCGTCTTCCCAGTCGGTGCAAAGCACCGGGGTAAAGAGCGCGGCCGGGGATTCTGCGGAGTGAACCGGTGCTGTGCCGACAACGAACGGCACACCGGATTCAGCGACAACGGGCGTCGAAACGCTCGTTTTCTGCTCCCGCACATATACGCCATGCTTCAATGGTTACTCCTCCTTCTTTCGCCGGTCTGCCAGCTTGTGATAATTCACGTAGAGCAGATTACCGGGTGTTTTGACTTTGATTCTTGCCTCGGACACCTGATCGCCGGGGATAACCAGCGTGGCAATCAGCGGATATTTCTCAACCGCTGCCGAGATCTGCGCGAGCGCGTCCTGCTTGTCACCGTACAGAATACGCGCCTGCTGGATCGTGCCGACGATGCTCGGCCCGATGTACATACAAAAGCCGGCGCTTTTCGTACCGGCCTTGCCTTTGGCTTTTACCATGCAAATGCCTCCCTGTTGACACTGGGGATTTTCCAGACCGACACCAGCTCCGCGCAGAAGTACGGTGCGGTGTTGTCGGTGTAGTAGAGTGTGGACAGCTTCTGTGAAAGATCCAGCGCAAACTGCTTGGCGATTACGCCGTGCATCAGAAGCTCTTGACGGAAATGCTCGACCGTCGTAAGCAGCCGCAGCGCACCTTCCTGATCGTCTTCGCCGTACACGCAGAAAAGGGAGCGGACCTCAACGCTGCTGTCCGTCGGCTCGCCGGGCTTCTGCTCATCTTCACCAGTGACGATCTGATGCAGAATGTACGGCGCTTTCGAGGTCGCGGATTTGACGTCGGGCAGACGCTGGCGGTAGACCAGCGGCGGGCGCTCGGCAGGTTCTTCCTCGTCGCCCTTCTGCCGCCGCACAGGAAGGAGCGTTTCGCGCATGACCTCATTCGTGAAGCTCGTGAGCGCGTCCAGTAAATTCAGTCGTGTCATACCGGCACCCATCCTTTCACAATCGCATCAACCTCATGTATCAGTCTTTCCTCAAACTTGTCCATTGCCTGATCCGTAAGACTTTCAGCCACGTCCTCACCGCCTACCATTTGGGGAACAGACGAACCCATGATTTCCTTGATCGCTGCGCCACCGTTGGCCATCCTCCCGCCGGTCCGCTCAAAAATACCCGTATGAGTCTTGCCGCCGGTTCCTGCTTTGACTGTGGCAACAAAGGCGTTATCAAACTTAAACGGAGCTGTTGAAAGAAGCTGATGACCAGCCGCGGCAATGCCCGGATGAACCGGGCGAAGATTGCCGTTGACAATGGCCATGACGGTCTTATCAGGATTGACGGTTGGTTGGCTCGGAGATGCGCCGCCATAGCGGAATAGGGGGATTTTGTTGCCACGAAATGAGATTTTTGCTTCTACGCCGTTGAAATAGCGATAGCTAACCTTGATGTTCTGCTCCGCGCGAATAGCTTTTCGGGAAATGTCGTATTTTTTTCGAATCTCTCTCGTGCTTTGCGTCCGAAGATACGCGGTTGCGCGAGCCATCGCTCGCTTCATTGCTGATTCCATGCCACCCGGAAACTCTGCAAGCCTTTGCTCAGCCTCCTGCAACACCTCTGGTGATACAATGGCTACACGACAGGAAAAGCTATCCGAGTACGGGTTGAAGTACGCTTTGGAATACTTGCTCATTCGTTGAACGCCTCCAGTTCCACGCGAAGCAGGCCCAGCTCGCAGACCGACGAGGCGACGTAGAAGCGTCGGAAGAAGGTAGCGTCATCGGGATCGCTGATCTCCATGCGCGTCCCTTTTTCCGGTTGGTTGCCGCCGAGATCCTGAATCCTGCAATGCAGCACGGACGAAACGAGGAACAGCCCCTGAATATGATCGCTCATAAGCTGGCGGCGGTCTTTCTCTTTCAGCCCGGACAGCACAACCGGAATGCCAGCGTGATCCTCGCCGTCGTATGTCACGCCGTCGTAGACCACGATCCGTTTCTCTGCAAACTCGTCGAGGTTCATAAAGGTCCGCGCATTGTCACGCGCGACCATGTCCTTGAATTTGCTCATACCACCGGCGCGGCGGCGCTCAGATCAGGAAGATCATCCTCACTGATTTCCTCGCCCGGCTCGACGGGCACGGCGACGATTGCCGCAATCAGGTCATCTTTCTTGCGGAGCTTCGCCGTTTCAATGCCAAGCTCGGCGGCAAGCTCTTTGAGCTGTGCCACCGTCATTTCCTGTAGCTGCTCCGCGTCGAGATGGGCCTCTGCGCCGCTCTCTGCGCCGTTTTCTTCGCTTGGCATATCGGCGCAGGGGGTGTCGCCGCTTTCGACCGTGCTGCCGCTTGCAACAGGTGCTTCGTCTGCTTCGTGGACGATCGCTGCGACGCCGAGCGCGACGAGACGCCTTGCTTCGGCTTCGTCTACCTCGCAGATGCCGCCGCGCTCAACGAGCTTCGGCATGGCGTCCTTGGTCTTACGCCAGCCGTAGGAACCGCTGATAATTTCAATTTTCATGCCGTACTCCTTTCACACGCCGATCAGGCCACGACGTTTGCCGCGTAGATGTACGGGCAATCATCTTTCGGTGCAGCCAACGGACGGGTGGCAAGGCGCAGCTTGCGCTTATCGCCGGGCTGGTCAAGGACAAACTTCGGCACACGCTTTGCAACG